GGATTAAACATAGGATTCATAGTAGGAATTATTCTGCTATAACGGAGAAAAACATGACACAGAAAGATTGGGAATTATTAAAAAAACAAATAGGACCACATATTTGGACCGGTGCAGACTTGTTTAAAGCATTTGCGTTTGGTTTGTTGTTGGGTTTAGCATTTATGAGTCCTTTAGCCATGGCTACGGAACTTGTTCATAAATTTAAAAATCCAAGTTTCAGTGGTCAAGGCACCGGCGCACACTACTTGACTATTGAAAATCAAGAAAGAAGTCGAAGAGAACAAATCAAAGACGACATTGAAGCAAAATTACGTGAAGCAGAGCGTGATGCAGAAAACACAACTCTTGCAAAGTTCATGCGTAATTTAGAAAGCAGAATTTACAGTCAAATATCTAAACAGCTAGTAGACCAGATGTTTGGCAACGAAGAAGGTGCTGATTACGGTGTGTTTACCATTGAGGGTAACACAGTTACATATGAAAGATTACTAGGCGAAGATGGTATAGAAATAATCAGGATGACTATTGTAGCACAAGACGGCAGTAGTACTATTATTGATATTCCTGTAGGAGTAGGTAACTTAGGCGGATGATTAGAAATATACTAACAGCAATATTTTGCTCAATGTTTTTTACTGGGTGCGCCAGTTTGTCCATGCCTGGGGACACTTTCTGTGCAACAAATTTTATGGAGTGCATCGAAGAACCTAAACAAGTAGAGCTACCCACATACAAGCAGTTACGAGAATTACCGCCTGCCGAACAACAGCCTGTTGTTGCTGTGTATAATTTTGTAGACTTGACTGGGCAACGAAAGAACAGCGACTCGGGTCAAAGTTTTAGCACAGCAGTAACACAAGGTTCTAAAGAACTATTGATAGATGCATTAAAAGCCGCTGGTGCAGGTGACACTGGAAACGGTACTTGGTTTCGTGTAGTTGAGAGAGGTCTTAGCTTGGATAGTCTTATAAGAGAAAGACAGATTATACGAAGCACCCGGGAAGACTATCAAAAAGCCACTGGCGAAGAACAACAGCCTTTACAACCTATGTTGTTTGCTGGAATGTTATTCGAAGGCGGCATAGTAGGATATGACTCTAACATAGAAACAGGCGGCAACGGCGCTAGATACTTAGGTATAGGGGCCACAAATCAATACAGACGAGATTCAGTTATAGTATCCTTAAGAGCAGTTAGTACTCTTACTGGAGAAGTGATTCTGAACGTACAAACATACAAAACAATATTATCGGTTGGACTTGCAGGAGATGTATTTAGATTTGTTGACATGGATACAAAACTTGTTGAGCTTGAAACTGGTATGACACAGAATGAGAGTGTAACATGGGCAGTGCGATCGGCTATAGAAGCCGCAGTATTGTCTTTGATAAAACAAGGCGATCAGCGAGGATTTTGGAAGATCAATTATTTGGACGCAAGTAATTCTAGTGCCAAAATGGTTGAAAGTTTTGAAGTCAGTGTCGCAGAAGGCAACACTGACACCACACCTTTAGAACGTATATTCGGTAAAGGTGGATAATAATTATTATATTATGCATAATAGGAGAAAAAACACATGAAGGCAACAAATTTTTTTAGCACAGCCTTCGCGGTTGTTTGTTTAGGTATAAGCAGTTGGGCGTCAGCTCAAAGTGCCACAGACAATGAAATACTCATCGAGCAGGTGGGCGACACACTAAACCTTACAATTAACCAACAGGGATACGGAAATAAAATATCAGGTGATAGTACACAAGGCACAGACCTGGTTATTACCGGATCATCTTTAACTATTGACGTGGATCAGATAGGTAACAGTAATAATTTTTACGGCCCTATCACTGCTGATAATGCTACATTAGATTGGCTATTTACTGGCGACAGTAATGTTTGGGATAACCTCATAGGCGATATGGGTAGCGCAGACTCTGCGGATATATTTGTTGATGTTACCGGCGATAGTAATACATTTGATTTTGATTTAGGTAGTGTAACAAGTGCAGAAAGGTTAGACATGGATCTAACCTTATTAGGTTCTAGCAATGTATTTGATATAGATATAGAAGTTGATGACGCAACGTGGAATTTTGACATCTCCGGCGACTCCAATAACTTCTTAACTAGTCAAACAGATGGAGCTTACCATTTCATAAAAATGATCCACGCAGGAGATAGTGGCGACTTTGATATTATTCAGAGTTCAGGCACATGTCCTACTGGTGTAACAAGTTGTTACAGCCACATTGATTTGGATATTGATAGTGAAAATGCAACTGTACAAATTACTGTTACTGATTAGTGCATTAGGAATTCAAAACATCGCCGGCGCTCAAATCGGCGATGTTTTTGAACAGACTGGATCACCCGGTGAAATTCAGCGGGAAAACGGCGAGCAACTCATCGCAAATTTAAACGCACCTATCGTGTCTATGGACACAGTGCAAACAGAAAACGGCAGATTAAAAATTAAATTTGTCGACGATACACAAGTATCAATGACAGAACATACGGTGGTAGAAATCAACGAGTATGTTTACGACCCTAATCCTAGTAACTCTAAAATGGCATTAAACTTTGCACAAGGTACGGCAAGATTTGCCACAGGTAAATTAGGATTAGTACCCAGAGAAAATATAGCAATACAAACACCCACAGCAAGTATTGGTATACGTGGTACAGACTTTACAATGACTGTGGATGAATTGGGCAGAAGTTTGGTAATACTTTTACCGGATGAAGATTGTGACGATAAAGTAAAATTAGAGGAAGGTTGTAAACCTTCGGGTAGTATAAGTGTTACTAATAACGGCGGAGAAGTAATTTTAACAGACGCATATCAAGCGGTAATGGTAAGCACATTTGAGACATCGCCCACACAACCAGTTACAATACAAAATTTAGATTTAAACATGATCGATAATATGTTCATTGTCAGTCCCCCTGCTAAAATACAGGAAGAGGTAGAAAGAGAAACAGAAACTCGAGGAGGGATAGATTATCTGGCGTTTGACGGGCTAGATCAGGACTTTTTAGAACAAGATCTTCTTGAAGACAATTTCGAAAATTTGGAATTTACCGAGCTTGACATAGATTATTTAAACATAAATTTTTTAGCGGATTTGTTAGACGTTCTTGACACTAGTTTAGATATGGATCCAATAGCAAAAGACAATTTAAGACAAGGCCCAGATAAAATTACAGGCACGATAAATCCTGGATTTGATGAAAAAACACTCTACAATACAATTTTAGAAGATAGTGAAGGCATAGTGTTTTTGAGAATAATTGATGGCCAAGGCAAAATTAGTTTAAGAATACCGGCGGGCTCTAATGCAAGAATAGAAACCGAAGCAGAGCCTACTAAAAGTATTATTTGTGTTAACGATTGTTCGGAAATAAATATATACATACGTCAGGGAAATGGATAATATGAAAACAAAAGACACACCACTACTATGTATTGGCTGGCTCATACTAGCAAGCTGGTGCAGTCTGGCTTTTGCTGACAACGAAGTTACTATCGAGCAAACTGGTGGGGATAATTTCAACCTCACAATCAATCAAGTCGGTGCAAACAATGTTATTAAAATGTATGATACATATTCTTATGTCAATGGTGCAGATATGACTCTTACGCTCGTTCAACAAAATGAGACTACTACAAATAATGTTATAGAACTATGGCACTTAGATGGTAGTGGAAACACTATTCGTTGGGCTCAAGGAACTGCATGGGATAGTGCAACATCTACTACATACGGAGATGATGGCAATGAAGGCGGCGGTCATTACTCAAGATTAGACATACACGGAAATAATAATCATCTACAAGGACATCAAACAAATCAGGGAAGTACTTTAGGGCATACTTTTACAAGTATTATTTACAGCAATAATAATGATATTTGGGTAAGACAAGACGGTAATGGTGCTAAGAACATAAATCTAACAACATGGGTAGATGGTAATGATATATCAGTATTACAAAAAGGTGATTGGGCACAACACACTGCAAGCATCTCATTATCGGGTTCAGAACCAACTATACTTGATTTACGACAACAAGGCACAACTACACAATCATATACACTTTCACAAAACTGTGTTACAGTGGGCGGCTGTTTTGTGTCGGTGACCCAAGAATAAAACGATAAATAATAATAAGGGCAAGGATGCCCCTATCAGCATAGCAGTTGGCTTGCTGATTTTACAAGGAGAAAGTATGAGATGTACACTCAGTATTCTTGCAATCCTTGGTTTGGTTTTACTACCATCATGTGCATCAGTTGGTGCAGTTATTGAAGGCGGTAAAGAGTTCACAACAGGCGTTATAGACGGATCTGTCAAGGCTGTTTCAACCGTAAGCGGTGCAGTTTTAACAGATGTGTCTAATGTAGTTGAAACAACAGCAGAAGTAACAAAAGGTGTCGTTGACACAGTTGCTAAAGAAGTTGATGAACAAACCGATGAACTGCAAGACGCTCCAAAAAAGGACTAAGCCTATTCTCCCGTCGCAAGGAGAATAAGGCAGGTAATAATGAGGATATTAAAATGCTAATACAGCAAATTAAAAAATATTGTACAAGCAATCCTCAGGAGTGCGAATAAATGAAAGCGGCGGTATTTTTAATACTGTCGCTTTTTTCTTTTATTGCTGTAGCGAACAATCTAGACATAATTATTGATAACGAATACTAATAAATATATATTATGAAATGGTTATACAGCGGATGGGCTGTCGCAGTTAGCATATTGTTACTTGTGGGGTTACGAGTTGTAGACCCAACTCCTGTGCAAAGTTTGCGTTCGCAAACATTTGATGCATTACAACAATTAGATGAAGTCAAGAAAAGCAACGAAGTTGTAGTAATAAACATAGGCGAAAAGAGTCTACAACAATGGGGACAATGGCCCTGGCCCAGACAGAATTTTGCACAAATGATTTCTGATCTTAGAAATCATAATGCTGGAATAATAGGTCTAAACTTTATGTTTCCGGAACCGGATCGCTTTGGCGGAGACGAAGTTCTAGCAAGTTGGATGAATCAGAACGGTATAGTTTTAAGCCAGACCCCATCTTCCAGAGGAGTAAAGAGTACAGGTCCACATATAGGCACAGCCACAATAGGTCCAGCACCCGCTACCAATTACTTGCTGACATGGCCCAATCTAGTAACTAATATTGAACAGTTAGAATCAACAGCAGACGGTATAGGGGTCATCGCTTCTGCTCCACAGCCAGATAATCAAACAAGAACCTACCCTTTAGCAGTAGGAGTAAACGGAAAGATATATCCTAGTTTTGCTATAGAGATGCTAAGAGCATATACACAAAAGCCGAGTTATGTTTTAAAAACTAGCGAAATAGGTGTACAAGAATTTGCTGTACCTCCTTTTGACCCAATAGTAACACAACCAGACGGAACTGCTTATATTCGTTTCAACAATACATTTGATGAATACGAGTATGTGGATGCGAGTGAACTGCCTGATTTAGGCGGAAAGTTCGTTATAGTGGGCGTAAGTGCTGAAGGTGTTGCTAATCCGGTGCCCACTCCGAGAGGCAACATATTACCGCATTATATACAAGCTCATATGACGCAAAATTTTATTGATGGTAGCAACATAACACGGAATGAATTATCGTCGCTTGTAGAGCTTGTGTGTGCGTTGTGTGCTATGATTTTAATAGCATTAGCAATATACAAGTTACCTATATGGGCAGGGTTGTTTACTACAGTGTGCATTATAGCGTCTATTGTGTATTATAGTGTACATTCGTATACTGCTAATTTAGTTTTATTTGATGCAACGTTTCCTGCACTAAGTGCTTTCTTAATATTCACACAAAGTTCGTTTAACAACTTTTGGATACAGTTTAAACTGAGACAGGAGATAGAAAAGCAGTTTGCAGGATATTGTTCTCCCACAGTTGTGCGTATGCTACAACAGAACCCTGCACTGATAAAAGAGGGTATGAAACGAGAAATCAGTATTTGCTTTAGTGACTTGCGTGGCTTTACACCATTAGGCGAAAGTTTTGGTGATGATGTACAAGGGCTTACAAAGTTAATGAACGGCTACATGGATGCAATCACACAACCTGTACTAGATGCAGACGGCATGATTATTAAATATATCGGTGATGCCAGTATGCACATACACAATGCACCCAACGATGACGACAAGCACGAGCATTCAGCAGTACAAACTGGACTAGACATGCTCATAGCAGTGGAGAAATTTAATGACAAGATCACAGCAGAGGGAAGACCTCCAATTGGTATGGGGGCTGGTATTAACACTGGCGTTGGTTATCTCGGTGAGATGGGCTCTACAAGCAGACACAGTTATGATGTACTTGGAGATGCTGTATCGACTGCCGCACGAATTGAGTCTAAATGTAAAGAGTATGGATGCCTCTTACTGGTAGGTGGTAGCACATACGAAAAAACCAAAGACGACTTCTTTTATTTGAAAGTTGATGATCTAGCGGTAAAAGGCAAATCAGTGGGCATTGCTATATACACGGTTTTAGATTTAGATAACAGTAAATTTGTTAAACCAAAGCAACTACATGAAGCAATGCACAATAATTATCGTAAACAGAAATTTGACAAAGCAATCGCACTATGTAATCAACTGATGTACGAGTTTGAAGGTAAGATGGAAGGTTATTATAAAATGTGGATAGAGCGTTGTGAATATCAAAAAACTCAAAAATTGCCTAAAGACTGGAACGGCGTTTTTATAGCAACCTCTAAATAATTATTCGTCTGGTTCCCACTTATAGATTTTTGTAAACAAATTAGCATAGTTTAGCAAATCATTTCTTAACACTCGTAAATGCATTAATTCAATTGGTGGCTGTATAGATGCCGCCTGAAACAGCGGGTGATAAAAGTTTAGAATTTTATCTACACGTCGTCTATCTAGTAGCACTGCATCTAGAATTCTGTGATGGGTCTCTTTGTCTTTTAATAAACTTAACAACCACCCGTGATGATCATTGTGAACGTTATATCGATGCATCATATCTTTTGTGTCATAATAAAGAGCCCTGATAGGGTTTATATTGGCACGATAATTTTTCATAACAGCAGGAAAAGCCCAACCAGGATTTCGGGTCTGTTGGTTCTTTAAAAAACTTTTATACTCGTTTAACAAACTTTTATATAAACCATCTTCACTTTGCCGAATTGTTACATTATAAATCTCAACTAGTTTATCGGCAAGTTTTTTGTGCTTTGCACCAAACATGTCGTAATTTTCTTTGAGATCAAGTATTGTGAATGTGCCGTCTAAAAATGTATTCGGTATAGTATAATTGTGTCGCTTGAACTTATCGAGCTCAGTTGTCAAACGAATATTATTAAAATTAATAATATCTTGCGTCATGCATTTATTTATGTAGAATTAATTTTGAGTATAGCATGTAGTTTATTGTCGCCTTTGTTTCTGTGTAATGTGCTTTTTGCACCTATGTGTAGCGGTTTGGGCCAGTTGCCTATGTCAACCCATGCGTACCCAGCACTCTCAGAATTCAGTGTAGGTAAAAATTCATCATCCACAACATAAGCAAAACTATAATACATAAAGTTTTTATCCTTGCTCTGGTAAACATCTAACGGGTTGAGTTTTTGTAACTCCGGCACCATGCCAATTTCTTCTTTCAATTCTCGCTGTATGCATTGATATGGTGTTTCGTCGTTTTCCATCATCCCTCCCCAAAATCCCCACGAATGCCTTTGTTTTTTATCGCTGTTTCTTAATTGCAATAAGCATCTACCTGTTTTTTTTGACAAGAAAACTACTCCAGCGGCACTTATCCCTTTATGTCTCGATAAGTTAGTCATTGGATTAATTTGTTCTATTATGCTAATTTTTGTATCTATATGTTCAGGCGCCAGAAGCCCGGGTTGTATGTTCCTTCGTAAGTGCTTGTCCATTGTAGTTTTTCCCATTTGTACTGTTTGTTTGTGTAAAGGTTTTTAACGTAATGTGTAGACGATTCATTTAGACTGTTTGATGAGTCAAATGAAACAATCCACCCTGTTCCGTTGAATTCGATGATATCGTTTGCATTGGCATTTATGCCCCAGTTGTGGCCTCGAATTTCTTCTGTGAGTAAATATCGTTGTCCTGTATTTGCTGTGCTCAGGACACCATCGCCTGGGTAATTTACTGAGGGATCTACAATTCTTGTCACGTCTGCAAGTGTTGTTGTGGGCAGTGTGTCTTGGTCTAAGTTAAAGATAATTTTTGAAGAGTCTAACACATTTCTTGTTACCAATCCTGATATCAATGAAAGTGTGTTATCTACATCGTTTGAAATATTAAGTTGCAATGTACTGCCAGTAGTAAGAGGTATGTCGTCTATTGAGATAGCACTATTACTTAGTGTGCCCGAGTCTCCTTGCGGCGCAAGCACCTCTAATAAGTCGTTCCAGTTTGCTTCTGTTGCACCGTTATCCTTATATAATGTTGCTTCGTTACCAACAACTTCCACTTGGTAGTTATTGGGCGATATGGTGTGCAATTCAAAATCACTGTCCAGTGTTCGGAAGAAATCGTAGACATCATCGTCGTATGATAAACTACCTAAATTGCTCGTGTCGTAAATGTTTGTAACAATGGTGTTGATAATTTTTTGTCTCTTAACTTTTGCAGGAGGACTTACCCATATAGGCAAAATAAAAGTTAGTGTTGCAACGTCAATGGTTTCGTCGACACCTGCAGGAATACTTCTATTACTCCACTGAATGTCAGTGAGTTCGACTTCATATAAACTGGTCCAATCTAATGGATTATTATTTTGTTGTAACTGTATACTAGGGTTAAACAAAATTAATATTTGTTCTAGTAATTGTAATTTTTGATCGGTGTTACCACTCCATATATCAACATTCATTGTTAAATTATAAGGAACAGGCATGTATCGGTCTGTGGTGTATAGATTGCCAGGAAAGTCCTCTGAACTATATGTGCCTGATCCGGAATCATACTGTCTTTCAGCTACTTGAACCTTGCTTACAAGCATAGGATCTTGTGCTCTGTCTCTAGCAATTAATAAACTTTGTATGTTGCAAGATATAAATGGCGTACTATTAACTAAATTTTCACTGCCCTTGGTTAGTATATGAGCAACCATTCTTTGCATGTCTGCGTATCTTACTGGTACTTTATTGTAGTATGTGCTACCATTACGAACACCTTCGCTTACTTTAAAGCCACTAAAAATACGCATAAACTGTAGCAAGTATCTTCTTAATTGTGCGTCATACCAATAGTCTAAATTTGTTGCCATATTAATCTGCCTTAGGCTTGATAGCTTTACTCATATTTGTTTTTTCTGATTGGGTAGTGCCATCGGTGTTAGTAGTTATATTATCATTATTCACAAATGATGTTAGAATTTTATTGGCGGCGCTCCATATACGTTTGTTATCGTCGCTCACCTTAACCCATTTACTGCCAGATTTTTTAAATAATCTATTTGGTTCGAAATCTGTTCTCAAAAAGTACTCTCCTTCATTTGCATCTAGCGGCATACTATCTCCACTGCCTACAATACTGATACCATTCGGTGGCTCACCGTCACCTGGAAAATACACACCTGGTTTGTCTTGGGACTCTGGGTCAACATAAAGATGCCCACCTTCGTAGTATCCTGTGTCATAACTTACTTCAGCGTTTGCAAGTTCTATAACTTTGTCGCTAATTTCGATTTCAGTATTGTATGTGCTGAGGATGTTTCTTAAATCTTCTGCTTGCTCCCCAGTGCCTAAAATGTCTCGGTATTCTGGGCTGTCCGTGATATTCTTTAATTTCACTCGCCAAAGATGTGGCCACCAACGAGGATCGTATCCTTCTGCAGGTCTGCCAGCGTCACTTACTACGAAAAATCTGTTGACAGCTTCCCCACCACCTAACAGTAAATCGTCTCTTAGGTGCGGAAGTTCTAGTACATCGCCTGCCATTAAACGTCTACCTAGTAAACTTGCTATGGTGTTCATGTGGAACGTCATAAACAGTGAATCGTTATTTACAAATAATCCAAATTGTGTCAAATCAAAATCAGGGTCAGCAATAGTGTACGCACCACGCAGTTCATATATGTCAGTGTCGTATTTTCTGTCTCTATTTTCTAAAAACACCACGTCTTGAATATAAAGTTCGTCTGACCCAACACTCGCTGAAGTGTCATCTTGATAAGTGCCTATGTATTTGTGTACATAAACACCAGTGCCGCCAGCATTAATTGATTCGGCAACCACACGATCTATAAAGTCATAATCGTTGGTTTTATTTTTGTTCCATAAACTTAGTCTTGGCATAATGTACTATTTATCACTTTTAAAACTTATTGACAAATTCCTTGATAATTATTATAATACAAACATGGAGAGGTGGCTGAGTGGTCGAAAGCGGCACCCTGCTAAGGTGTTATACGGGCAACTGTATCGAGGGTTCGAATCCCTCCCTCTCCGCCAGACATATAGGACATACAATTATGGGCAGTAAAAGGAACTACACGCCGGATACAGTAAAATCTTTACAAGGCAGTGTTAAAATAGAACATACTCTTGCAAAAAACGGAGCCCGAGCTCTCCGAAAACTACTAGAGGAAAATGAATACATCAATACATTTGGAGCATATAACGGTCAACAAGCTGTGCAACACGTTAAAGCAGGGCTCAAAGCTATTTACTTGTCCGGTTGGCAAGTAGCCGCTTCAGCAAACAGTCAGTACGAAACATATCCTGACCAAAGTTTATATGCAGTTGATTCCGTGCCCAATGTGGTTCGTTCGATTAACAATGCTTTCCGTAGACAAGATCAAATTGAAGTACTCGAAGGCAACGAAAACGGTTTCCCTTTTGCACCAATTATTGCAGATGCAGAAGCAGGCTTCGGCGGCGCACTCAATGCGTATGAACTTGCTAGAAACTTAATTGAAGCAGGTGCCGCGGCTGTACACTTTGAAGATCAGCTTGCAAGTGAAAAGAAATGTGGACACTTGGGCGGCAAAGTGCTTATTCCTACTAGCCAAGCAATCCGTAACTTAACTGCGGCAAGATTAGCAAGTGATGTTGCAGAAACAGACACAGTTGTTATTGCAAGAACTGATGCAGAAAGTGCAAAACTGTTAAGCAATGACGTTGATGACTTAGATAAAAGATTTTGCACAGGCAACAGAACACCAGAAGGCTTTTATGAGATTAATGGTGGGATGGAGTATGGTGCAGAACGTGGACAGGCGTATGCTGAATATGCAGATTTAATTTGGTGTGAAACAAGTACACCAAGTCTCAAAGAAGCAAAATATTTTGCTGATGCAGTAAGAGGAGCATACCCAGATCAGATGTTAGCATATAATTGCTCACCTAGTTTTAATTGGCGAAGAAGTATTCCAAGTTCAACTGACTTAGCAGAGTTTCAACAAGAACTTAGTAAACTCGGATTTAAATTCCAGTTTATTACTCTTGCTGGTTTCCACACAACCAACTACGCAATATTTGAATTTGCTAAAGCATACAAAGAACAAGGCATGTTGGCATATAGTGACTTGCAAGAAAAAGAATTTAAAGCACAAGCAGATGGGTTCACTACTGTTAAACATCAGCGAGAAGTGGGT